ATTGATGCAGGCGTGAAAGCGTTGGCTTCTCAAACTTTGGCTAAAAACCCTAACTAATTTATTTGGTTAAAACTAATTTTAGCTTTTAGCTAAAGGAGACTTTAAAAATGGCTACTAACTACATTCAAGACGGAGCTGTACTCGACATTACCGCTGGGGCTGCTTATGCCTCCGGCGCGGTTGTCGCTCAAGGCGCTGTGATTGGTATTGCGCTAGACGCTATTGCTAACGGTGCATTAGGCGCTATTCGCACTGAGGGCGTATTCAATATTACTGTGCCAACCGCTACGGTTGTTGCAGTGGGTGATGTGCTGGATTGGGATGCTTCGGCTACCAACTTCGGCAAAGGCATCACGGCAGCTTCAGGCGATGTTGAAAACGCTATGATCGCGGTAGCAGCAGCGGGGAACGGCGTAGTTACTTGTTACGCTAAGTTCACTGGCGCTGGTACTCCGGCGTAATACCTTTGGGCGTAGTCAGTACGATGCGCCCAACTTATTCTAAGGGGATGTAATGCGAACACTAACTATTAGTGATGATTTTATCAGAACGTCGAATCTCACTGACTCTGATACCGGCGTGGCGTGGGACGTTTCCACGGCTACCGATATTAGCGCAACAGTAGTTAGCTCGGATTACAAAACCCTGTATTGCACCGCTACAGCACTAAATAGCGGTGATAGTGGAAGCGACTGGTCTAACGGCGTAATTGTCGTAAGCATACCAGCGGCAACCACAGCAGAAATAGCCGATCATATCGACGGAAAAGATACTGCGGTAATAGCAGTACAAGTTACGTTAGGTGGCGTTAAAACCACAGTACGGGACGCTGTTACTGTTATTTCAGGGCATATCGCGTGATTGACACTACCCGAATGGACGCAAAGATATTCAGCGCGTTAGGTGGCCCAGCTCAGCTAAAAGACTCGTTTGGCAGCTTTGTTAAGACCATAAACGGCATTTTTGACTACGAATATATCGAGGTTGGTGGCAGTGAGTCACGCGCCCCGATGTTTACGTGTGCGACCATTGATTTACCTACTGATGTGCATAATTACCAGCTAGATATTGAAGGGCAAGGCAGTGACTACAAGGTAGTTACCCCTCAACCAGACGGAACCGGCGTAACTCAGCTATTGCTTGAGAAAATCCCGTGACCCATAGATCAGAGCAAGTATTGGTCGCGTTTAAGAGCGCAGTAACTGGCTTGACGACAACTGGCGCGAACGTCGTAAGGGGCAGGCTGTATGACCTTGTTAATCTCCCTGCTTTAGTTGTGGAGAAGGGAGGCGATGCAAGCGTAGCAGAGCAGAATATGTCCGTTGTTGACCGCAACCTATCAGTAAAGGTTACAGCCGTTATTCAGGCGGTTTCAGGGCTTGAAACAGAGCTAAACAAGATTGCAGCAGAAGTTTATGCTGCTTTATTAGCGGATCGCACACTTGGATTAGGGTTCGTTATTGACCTTAATTTCAGTAGTGATGCCCCTCCCGTGATTGAAACAGGCGGAGAAACGCCAATCGCGCTAATGGAGATGACATACGATATAATGTACCGGCACTCATACAGCAGCACAGAGGCTTAGAGGCTTACCATGAGCAAAGATAGCGAAGTAATCGAAGAAAAGAGCAAGACCAAATCAAAACCTGTAGAGCAGCCCCTACGAGGGCCTCAGCAGGAGTTTAAAAAACGATCAGGCGACACCAAACCCGCTCAGCCGGAAACCTTAGAGGAATAGACCAATGGCCTTAGTATCAAACCAAATCGTGCAAGTGAAGGTTGAATCTACTTCCGGCACTTACGATACCCCCGCTAACGGCGATGCTATCTTGTGTAGCAACGTAAGCGTTAAGCCCTCAGATGCGCGTATGTATGATCGTGATGTAATTAAAGGCACGTTAGGCGGCTTAGCTCAAATCTATGCGGGCTCCCTAATGGAAGTCACATTTGATATTGAGATCAAAGGATCCGGTACTGCGGGAACTGCCCCAGAATCAGATGCGGTATTTCAGATGACTGGGTTTGCACCCACTACTGTAGCGGTAACGTCTGTGACGTATAACCCTATTTCGACAGGGTTTAAAACAGCATCTATTGCGGTAGATGTGGACGGTAAGCTATATAAAATCAAAGGCGCGGTCGGCAACATGGACTTCTCGCTCACTACAGGCGAAGTTGCTAAAGCAAGCGTAACAGCGGTAGGCAGATTAGAGTCGCTTACTGATGGCGCGGTAGCTGGGGCGACATACGATTCCTCTGTACCGGCTGCGCTAATCAATGTCCCTTTCACTATTGGTGGATATGGCGCGGTAGTTTCTGCAATATCTCTAACGATGAATAACACCATCGCTAAGCCTGCCGATATTTCAGATGCAGAGGGCTACGGCCAGCCACGTATTACCATGCGGTCTGTAGAGGGTTCTTTTGACCCAGAACAGGTTTTAGTCGCTACTGAGTCCTTTGATGCCGATTGGCGTTCAGGGGCCGTTAAAGTGCTAACTACAGGCGCTATAGGTGGCACTGCCGGAAACATAACAACCTTCACTTGCTCTTATGTCAGCTACCGTGATGTTCAAGTCGGGGATCGTGAAGGAATCTTAACTCACGACATCCCGTTTGGTGCGGCAGAGAGTGCTGGTGATGATGAGATTTCAATCGCATTTACTTAACAATTAATCTAAAACTAGGGGAGTAACAACATGGCTATATCACGACGAAGAACGCTTGCACCGGAATGGTGGACACCGGAATCAGAGGAGGATGAAGAGTCTCCTGCCCAGTTCCTGCTTAAATCTCTGACAACACCAGAGGTTGAGCTGATTATGTCAAAAGGCGGGAATGATGGGTTTTCAGTGGCTAATCACGACGCAGTGATTAAATTAGGTTTAGTCGATTGGGATAACATTATCGACCCTGATACTGGATTAGACGAGGAGTTCAGTGCTAGTGGAGCTGCCATGCTAGATATGGTGACTAGATCGCTAATCGTAAACCGCATCTTTGAGCTGATCACTGTTAGCGAGGAAGACGCAAAAAACTAATAATTGCAATCGAGGTAAGTAAAAACCACGAGCGGTTCGATTGCAATAAATGTACGAAAAAGCACTGCTCTGAATTTGAGGATAGCTTAGGCCCAGCTAGTTATCCGATTTACGACATTGATGGTGAAAAGTATTTTAGCTGTATAAAGCCGATGGCAAGCGATATGTCACACCACTTTATATACCTTTACCATCATTACCAAAACGGGGCGCTGCCCTTCGCGGGGGGAATCTATGACCAGCCTAGAGTATTTGGGCTGGCTATGAGTATTATTTCAAGCAAGGTAGATTAAAATGGCGCTGCAAAACAAAGTAATCATATCGGCGGTAGATCGCACCAAAAAGGCGTACACCTCTGCCAAGAAGAATACTGATGACCTAAACAAGTCTACCAAAAAGCTCAGCAATACTATGAAGAGCTTGGCGGTGGGCTATCTTGGCGTTCAGGGTATCAAAGCCCTTGCTGATGTCTCCGATAGTTACCAGCGAATGAATGCTCAGATTCGTTTGGTGACTAAAGAGGGCGATAACGCCAAAGACACCTATCGTGACCTCCTTGAACTAGCCAACGAAACCCGTTCATCGCTCGATGGAACCGTAGTTGGTTATTCTCGTCTAGCGAGGGCCGTTGCTACCTTAAATGTAGGGCATGAAGAGCTTTTACTGGTTTCTCAGTCGATTAACCAATCCTTTCGTATCTCCGGCTCAACCCAGAAAGAATCCTATAACGCCATAATCCAACTATCTCAAGGCTTGGCTTCCGGCGCTTTGCGTGGCGAAGAATTTAACGCAATCGCTGAGCAAGCGCCTAGAATCATGCAGGCTTTGCGTGATGAACTAGGTAAGACAGACGGCGAGTTACGGGCTATGTCAAAACAGGGGCAAATCACCTCTGAAATGATCCTTAGAACCCTTACAAACCAATCAGACGCTATCGCCAAAGAGTTCAAAATACTCCCGGTGTTAGTCAGCGAAGCTCTAACACAGCTTGCTAATGACGCGAACGCTGCGTTCGGCAAAACTGATACGTCCCCGCTGGTCGATGGGATTAATGACCTCCGTGATCTGCTTAAAGATGAGCAGTTTATGCGGAATATCATAATCGCGGGGGAAGGCTTCGCTGCGCTGGTCGGGTTTGCGGCGAAGGCCGTGGCTGGTATAGCTGAAATCAACACCGAGATGGGCAAGGTTCTAGCGAGAGCGGTTGTAGGGCTTTCTGATTACGAGGCTATAGAAGACGCTATACAAGGGGTTAATGATAAGTTCGCGGAAATCCCCCAAGGCGCGGATGGCTATATTGAAAAGCTAGGGGTTAGATACGTTTCACTAGTTGACTCGCTGGCTTTGGCTGAAGAAGGGCTGGCTAAGCTGAAGGCGGCGAAAGAGGCTCTATCGGAAGAGCCTCCATCATCGGTTATGTCTGTCTTTGTTGGGGTTCATGGCGCGTCAGCTCTACAAGAGTCTGGGGAGGCTATAGAGGAGAATTTCAAGAGGGCGAAAGCCGAGGTTAGTGCGCTTCGTGATGAGATTGTAGTCGCGTTTTCGGACATATCTAAAGCTAATAATGACAGGGCCGCCAAAGCAGAAGACGAGCCTGTAGCGAAGAAAGAATATGACCAAAA